TAGATAGTTTAATATTTGATGATGCGGTTTCTCCAGGTACAGGAGGAAGTACTTTAACTTATGGATACACTAGACTATTAACTCCAGCTACAGCAGGATTTAGAGCAATAAACAGTGAATATGCTCCACAAGAAGCAAAGAGAAAAAAGGAAAGCGTAGATTTAAAAATATTTGGAGGATCATTCCAACTAGATAGAGTTATAGCAAATACTTCAGGAGCAGTAGATGAGGTTGACTTTCAACTCAAGGAGAAAATCTTAGCAGCAAGTAACTTATTTCATTACACAGTTATTAATGGGGATAGTGCTACAGATAGTAAATCATTTGATGGATTAGACAAGGCTTTAGTTGGAACAGACACGGAAATCAATACTGATGCATTCATAGACTTATCTTCAAGTGGAGCTATAGATACTAATTATAAAGAGTTCTTAGATTTACTTGATTCTTTCTTATCTGAATTAGCTGGTAAGCCTACTATGTTAATGGGAAATTCTAAATTAATGACAAAGATAAGATCAGTAGCAAGAAGAGCTGGTTATTTAACCCAATCAGAAGATGCCTTTGGAAGAAAAGTAGATGCTTATGATGGAATACCTCTTATGGACTTAGGATATTACACAAATGGGGCTAGCACAAGTCCAACAGTTAAGATTGCAGATACAAGAAAACCAGACGGTTCAACTATTGTTACAGGTCTAACAGACTTATTTGCAGCTACTATTGATATAGGAGGTTTTCATGGAGTAACCGTTAAAGGTGATAAGATGATTAACACATATCTTCCTAACTTAACTGCGCCAGGAGCAGTAAAAACAGGTGAAGTTGAAATGGTAGCTGCTATAGCATTAAAGAACTCTAGAAAAGCTGGAGTACTAAGAAATATAAAAGTAAAATAGGAGGCGTATTTTATGAAATATAAAATAACTACTCCAGAAGAAGGATACACTGGTATTATTGCTGGTGTATCCTTTGCTAATGGAGTAGGAGAAACAGAAAGTAATTGGTTAGTTAATTGGTTTACTGAAAAAGACTATGGAGTAGCAGAAATTGCAGAAGGTGAAACTAAACAAGAAGTCACAAAAGAAACTCTTAATTTATCTGAATTAAACTCAAAGGAATTAAAGGACCTAGCCAAAGAAAGAGGAATACAGGGTTATTCTTCTTTAAATAAAGGGGAACTTATAAAGGTTTTAGAGGAATAAGGTTATGATAGAAGAAATAAAAGCATTATTAGGAATTACTGACAATAGTAAAGATGTATTGATTAATTATTATGTTAAAAGTATTAGTAATGAAATAATGAGCTATTGTAACATAAAACAAGTTCCTACAGAACTAGAAACCTTTATACAGAACAAAGTAATTAGTATCTTAAGGTACGAAGATAATGAATATAGAGGAGTTAAAAGTATATCTGAAGGAGATACAAAGCTTGAGTTTGCAATAGAAAATAACGGAGCTGATACTCTAACTTATTCAATAAATGATTCAGATAAGAAGATTTTAAGGAATTTCAGAAAGATGAAATTTTAAGGAGGTAATATTATTGAATGGTTCAATATTAGCAAAACTCCATAAAGATAGGATGACTATATCTAGGTATGAGGAAGTTGAAGTTAATGGCATAACTAGGATGCAAGATGTTGAAAAGTATATAGATGTCCCTTGTAGGTTATCTAAAGAAAAGTTAAGTGGTATAGGCAATGAAAATGCTCCTGTCTTATCAATAGCTCATAAGGTGTTTACTGGTCCTAATGTTGATGTTTTAGAAGGTGATAAGCTAATAATTACACAAAAGTGTGGAAGAACATACACCTTTAAAGCTGGAGAAACTTTCCCCTATTCATCACATATAGAAATAGATGTACAGAAGGAAGAGACCGCATAATGGGAAGTAATGCAAGAAGAAATAAAGCCGCAATAGATCAATATAGAAAAGAACTTGAAGCTATGGTTAAGGATATTAAAGAGATAGATAAGAAAGTATTAAATAAATCTTTAAATGCTGGACTTAGAGAGGCTAAGAGATTAACTCCAGTTGGGTTTTATTCAAATGAAGTAAGCTTCACAACTAAAGATGGTAAAGAAGTTAATTTTCATACGAATACTACTAAAGTAGGCGGACATATGAAAAAGAGTTGGAATACTAGTCCAATTAAAAAATCTTATGATGGGGTTTCAAAAGAGCTATTTAATATTGCTGATTATGCCTCATATGTTAACTATGGACACAGAATTGTAAGTAACGGAAAGACAAAAGGGTTTGTAAAAGGAAGATTTATTCTTGAAAGAGCTATAACTAAAGTTGATAAAGCAATGGTAGAAGAGTTCAAGAAAGCTGTAGAAGAGGTGAATAGGAAACATGGTAAGTAGTATTAATGATGAAGTAAAGAATAAATTATTAAGTTTATATCCAGGTATAACTATATATGATGAGAAGGTGCCACAGAAATTTAAAACACCTTCTTTTTTTATATCTATTTATGACCAAGACTATGAGAAAAAACTTAATACAAAGTATGGATCAACTATAAGTTATGATGTTTCCTATTTTCCTAATGAAGAATATAACAAAAACAATGAAATGTATTTAGTGCAAGAAAACTTATTAAGGGAATTTAGGGACTTAGGTACATTTAGAGCTCTTAGTATAAGAGCAAATATTACAGATGATGTACTTCATATTATCTTTGATGTTAAGTATTCAGAAATGACAGTTAGAGATGATATTAAAATGAACAATTTAGATACTAATACAGAAATTAAGGAGGTATAGCATGGGAGGAACATGGATTAAACAAGATAAGATATTACCTGGTGCTTATATCAATATATTAGGTGAAACACCACTATCCATTGATATAGGTAGTAGAGGTGTAGTAGCTTTACCAATAGAACTTGATTGGGGAGTGAAAGGTCAGATAACTAAAATAAGGAATGACAGTGATACTCTAAGTACCTTAGGTTATAGAGTTGATGACATAATAGCGCTTAGAGAAATATTTAAAAATGCTATTGAGGTATTGGTTTGTAAAGCAAACTCTGGGACAAAAGCTGAAGGACAAGTAGTAACAGGTGTTACTGCTACAGCTATATGTGAAGGATCAAGAGGAAATGATATAAATATTGTAGTTCAAGAATCAGGAAGTGAGTTCGACTTCATTACTTATATAGATGGTGAAATGGTAGATAAACAAACTATAACTACATTTGAAGAGTTTAAGGATAATGATTATGTAAGTTTATCAGGTACAGGAGTCATAGGAGCAGCTACTATTAAATTATCTGGAGGGGAAACCACTTCAACGAGTCAAGAAGAATATAAAGCATGTTTAGAGTCTCTTAAAACCTATAATTTTAATACTCTTTGTTATGGTGGGGATAACTCAAGTGTAAAATCAGATATTGAAAAATATATAAGAAGTCTTAGGGAGAATGAAGGGGTTAAAGTCCAGGCTATTGTTTCTAATTACTCTTGTAATTATGAAGGAATTATAATCGTAGGAAACGGAGTTGTTTTAGAAGATAGGACAGAACTAACTCCCGGTCAGACTTGTTACTGGGTAGCAGGTGCTACAGCAGGAGCAAATTTAAATCAATCTAATACGGGTAAAGTATATCAAGGGGCTATAGATGTGGTTCCTAGATTACTTAAGGAAGATATGGAAGCAAAGACACTAGAGGGAAAGATGGTATTTAAGGTTGATAATAATCAAAGAGTTACCTTAGTTTATGATATAAATTCTTTAACTACTTTTGGTGAAAAAAAGAAAAAGTCATTAAGGAAGAATAGAGTTATAAGGACTCTAGACAATATGGCAAATGATATATCTAATATATGGGAATATGGGTATAAAGGCAAGATAGATAATAATGAGTCAGGAAGAACACTTTACAGAGGGGATTTAGTAGAATACTGTAAAAACCTACAAAAGTTAAATGCTATTGAAAACTTTAAACCAGAGGATATAACTGTAGGACCTGGTACTGACAGTGACGCTATGGTAGTTAGAACTGGGGTTGAAGTAGTAGACTCTGCTGAAAAATTATATATGACTATATTAGTATAGGAGGGACAATAAATCTATGAGTAATAATCATGTTAGGTTAAAGGATACTATATCCTCTAAAGAAGGAAAGGCCTTTATAACCATAGATGGACAAAATAGAGAATTATTTGAGATATCAGCACTTAAAGCGCAACTAGATTTAATTGTGCAAGCAAAACCAATGTTAGGTCATAGAATGACTCAACATAAAGTAGTTGGTGCAGAAGGTACAGGCTCTATGACAATGTATTTTATGAACTCAGATATGTTAAGAATGGCAATTAAGTATATTAAAGATGGGACTTTGCCAGATATTAAGTTACAAATCACTAATGAGGATCGTCAATCAACAATAGGAAAACAAACTATAATGCTTTTAGGAGTATTATTTGCTACGATTCCAGTTACTAACCTTGATGATTCAAGTGATGACCCTATAACAATAGACACAGATTTTACTTTTGATGATATTGAAGGATTAGATTTCTTTGACTTACCTTCAAACTATAGATAGTCGTGGATACAATAGTATTTCAATTATTTAAGTTATCAATATCAGCAACAGCCTTATCTTTAGGGATAGGGCTTTCTTTAACAATATTAATATGTTTACTGGAGGAGTATATGATGGAAAATAGAAGTTTATCAGCATTTTTAAACCCTGTAAGAGTAGAAAATGAAATGGTGGAGATATCAAAAAGATTTTTAGGTGAAGATGGTAAACCAGAAAAATGGGAGATAAGAGCCATTATGTCAGAAGAAAATGATGCTCTTATGAAAAAGAATACCCGTAGAGATAAGAAAACTCAAATGGATATATTTGATCGAACTGGTTATGTAAATGACCTTGTGGTTTCAGCTGTAGTATTCCCCGACCTAAAAAGTGCAGAGCTTCAAAACGCTTATGGAACTATGGGGGAAGTTAGTCTATTAAAGAAAATGTTAACCTTAGGAGAGTTTACTACCTTAAGTACAGAGGTTCAGAGCATCTCCGGACTAGATTAGGAAGATGATCAGAAGTTAGAAGAAGTAAAAAACTAATAAAGGAGGGGGAAGTCGACTATACAGTCGCGCACTTCGCTCTCCAAAAATTACACATATTACCTTCTGTTCTTGAGAATCTCCCTAGGAATGAAAAAATATTTGTCTACGCTTCGGTGATGGTAAGAATAGAAGCCGAGAGAGAAGAGGCAGAAGAGATCAAGAGAAAAGCAAATAAGGGAAGGAGGTAATTTATGTGGCTACATTATCTGCAATGTTTAAATTAAATGACCAATATTCTAAAACCTTAAAAACTTTAGAGTCAAATAATATTAGGTTTACAAACTCTCTCTTGGGGGCTTCAAATAAAGTAGATAATCTTAATAATAAGTTAGCTAATTCAAATGGTTCAAACTCCTTTGTATCCAATATAAAAAGAGCTGCCATCGCCCTTGGGGGCTTTATGGCTATAAAGAAAAGCATAGATATAGCTGATACCTATATTAATACTCGATCAAGGCTTGATAATATGAATGATGGACTTCAGACAACAGCAGAGCTTCAAGATAAGGTTTTTATAGCTGCTGAGAGGTCAAGAGGTTCATATATGGAAATGCAAAAATCTGTAGCTAAACTTGGTCAGATGGCAGGTGACTCATTTGGTTCATCTCA